GAGTACACTTCGTCCTGTTGCTAGCTACGTTGGAAAGTTGGGTCGATCGATCGTTCCTCGCGAGTGTTAAACCGCCGGCGACAGAAGCTGCAATTTCTAGTCTCGCCTTACCGTCGTAGATATTACCAGAACCAGATATCACTGTCGAGGGATTGGAGAAAGACAAAAATCCGGTCGGTCTCAACGCGAAGACGTTCATTCCTGTATTTTTGTACAAAACTACATTTTTTGTATTGTCGGCGACGTGAGTTATTGTACCAGACGCTATAATGTCGAGATAGTTAACGCCGGGCGCTTTTCGACCGCACAACAAGGAGAACGTGATACCTGGTCCGCCAAAGTCTATGGCGCCAGACAATAGGCCAGCAGCTTGACCAACGTCGCCAAACGGTTTGTTGCAGGTCGTCAAATCGTTGAACCACGCTCCGTTGATGTATAACGGCAGATTTACCACGACCTTCTCTATCAAAAATGGAGCATCGATCGGAAAGTTAATTCTGCACGACTCCGAAGGAAAAAAGTTGATGTTGTCAGTTATTGAATTTGAGTAAGTTCTTGATATCGCGTCTTTAGAATTCGAACCAGAGTCGAGGGGGGTAACTACAGAAGTTGCGCTAAAAGTTCCTGTAACTGGCGCGTTAAAAAAGCTACCTATCGCAAAATCGGATTGGTTGGTCGTTGGTGAAAACGCTAACGACCCAGAAACAACTTTGCGGCCGACGGCGTCGAACCCCAGAGCAGTCTCTACGACTCTGTAGGAAGCAGAGCTAACGTAATCGTATAGGACTAAAGGATTGGTGGTGTACTTACGAATTCTACTCATGTAGCTTTCGGCAACAGGCATCGTCCACTTTCTCAAATCTTCGTCGTAGTAATATATCGACGACGTCAAAGAAAGCATCGTAGTGGGGTTTTCAACCGGCAAAGAAAAAGTAAACTGGGTCTTGGATTTTAACGGAGACGTAAAGCCCATTCCGACGTCGTCGAGCGCCGAACCAGAAGCATAGAAAGAGCTAGTCGACGTCGTCGCTATGTAATTTTTTTGCGATTCGTTAAAAGACCTATCGATCTCTCTATTCAACGCTTCAATCGAGTCAAGCTGCGACAATAGTTTGTTGATCGCCGACTTGCTGGTTTTAGAGTTGTTCGACGAAACCAGCATACTATTGCCTGCATCGCTGCCACTCACAAACAACAGCTGTCGCAAAGAAACATCGACGTCGCCCGAATCGCCAGTCAGTCTACTCGGTAAGGTAGACGGAGCGTGGACGAGAGTACCCGACGTGTACAAAATTGTTTTTCTGTCGTCGTACGACCCAGGCGACCTAACGAGTTGTCTCGTCGCAGACATGTCGCCAATAATCTTGCGAGGTAGGAACGTACCTGTCTTGACCGGCGGCGAAAAAGTTATTACCGCACCGTTGCGTGGCCAGTTATTTGTTTCTGTCAATCCGACAGAATAAACTATCGTAGAGTCGTTATAAGAAGCGCTATACGAAGCGCCACCGAAGGGTGATATGGTTCGACTCTCTCGTTGATATCCTAATAGAGGAGCAAAGTCTCTAAACCTATTCGCTGTTCCAGCGGTTGTACCGTTCCAAAAAATACCGACTGTAGCGGAGCTAACCGATCCTGCCACGTCGCCCGGCTCGTAGGACTGTAGCGGCCAATACCTGAACTCGATTCGACCACTTTCGTATAGAGCTACTTCAAATTTCAACTTGCTTTTGAAATTACTCTGCGAAACAGTCCAACGAACGAGCAGATATCTACCCTTCTTAGAGCTATTGAATAATCCAAAACGAGCGCCTCGGTCACGCGTGCTATAGGGCCAATTCTTGTTATTTAATCCTGCCTGGATATCGCTAAGTACACCAGAGGTGATCGTGCCGTCGTAGGTGGCGTCTAACGACAATAAGTTCGCGGTTTCTAATGGCTTTACGGCTTGATCGAACCATGGTGCAATGACGATGTGTTCATACCCCGCGAATGTCTGTATGATAGTTGTGTTATTGGTACTCGTACTAACTACGTCAGCGAAAGCTGGCGATGCATCGTTCGGATTTTGAAGGAACAACCAGCCATAATCCGTCAATCCAAATTGGGAAAACGTGATGTTGTTGACCGTAAAATTAAAACCTATTCGATTATTGAGTTGCGACGTACCAACCGTCGAGGTAGCATTAGGTTCCAGATAATTAGACCTTAAAAAGGCGTCGTCGGGGATGGTCTCCGGGGGTCCTCGCAAATACTTTATCGACGCCACATAGTTGTCTAGCAGTCTAACGGGCGCTGTTCTCAGTGCTTTGCTGGTCGCCATTAATAAGTCATGCCTCCAAATGCTATCGAATCGGTTCCTGAGTATCCTATATTATCGTATATGAGGCCCGTTGTCGCCGATTTTTTACCAGGCGGGACGTAATTTCCTGTCGATCCCGTCATCGTATTGAACACAGCTACCATGTCGGCGCCCGAACGAGCAGTCGTTATACCAAAATCTCTTAAGTAAGTCTCCACGTCGTTGAACGGGCCGACCACGTTCAATCCCCTGTTGGAGCCCGATATGTCGGTTAAAAAGTATTTTACACTACCATTTTGCGGTAATTGTTTTCTGATGGAACCCGATAGTGAACCGGATCCAGGAGCCACCGCAGAGGCGTGCAGGCTATCCAGAAACCACGCCTTGTTTTCAAAAGCAACGTTACCGGGTACATAGCCCCTGCTGCCGTTGACCGCGACCAATTTGAAAGGTACATAATCGACGGTCAAAATTTGGTCGCTAACTAAAGAACCACGGTCGGTGTTGCCATCCATCAAAGCACCGTGAACATCTCGCATCGTATACGGGGCTTCGTTCGACAAAAATCCTTCCAGCGTTCGAATCGTCAAGGGCTCGATGATACCGTTGTAGAGTACGCTGCGTTTCAATAAGTCGTCTTCTGACCCTATCATCCTATCGCGAGCGGCCGAGCTTGAGACAGTGAGGTACGTAGCGGGGTCTATCGGATCGACGTCGACGTAAGAATATTCAGAAACGATGTTTATCTCGTTGACTCCGTAGCAAGTCGGCCTGACAATATGGCCGGGTGTACCTGCCGAAATCTTATACAGCCCATTTCTAGCGTGTTTGTCGAGAGTTATTTCGACGCCCTGTCGAAAAGCGTCAAAAGCGTCAGTGTTTATACTTGAAGAATTTATGCCCACTGCGTTGATCTTCAACAACGGCCCCTCGTCGAACGCCTGACTGGTGTTCGAGTATTGCTCAAACGATGAATAAAAATTCTTAAAATAAAGACTCATAAAACCCTAACCTAGAATTTATTTATTTTTCCTACGATCTGCTGGAACAACAGGTCGCGTTGTCTACCCCTCGTCGAGTCGCCTAGGTATATTTCACTGGACTGGTATTCTAGTTTATGGCGCTCGAGCATGTGAGATTCTATTACGAAATTTGTACCCTTAAACCTGGTTTTGCGGGGAACTAGTTGCTCGATGAATGCGGATACCGACACGTCGAACCACCGATAGAACTCGAAGAAACTCCTAAAGTTCAACTTCTCCGACAGTCTATTAAAATACACGTTTCTCAGATTTTCCAACGCGGGATAGTCGGGAGAATAGATCAAGTTGGGACTACCGATCGCAGTCGCTAGTTCATCGTAGGTGGCGAATATGTTGACGATGTCCTTGTTGAGAGAGTCCAACAGAGAAAATTCTATAGACAACCGTGGATCGTCGAGAGGGATTTCTTCAGCGGGATATTCCAGCGCACGGCCATAAACTGCCCAAGGAGCGTCGACCAAATTCTCTTCGTTTTGGAAGCCCCTAATCCTGACCTTTTCGCTCGTAGAATACTCGTCGAAGTATGGCGACAGATAGCTTCTATTGAACAACTCTCCAAATAACACTCGAGATTCTGGCTCGTAGCCCGACGCCGTCAAGTGAATGTTGTTTTCGCTGAAGTCGAGGAAGCGGATGTTGCCAGACGTGTCGGCATATTTATCGGCTTGCTTCTCGATAGCGCTCATCCTCAATTTACCGAACGAACCAGATTTGTTGGTGACGTAGTTGTAATTTGTCGAGGGCGATTCAACGCCGGCCGATTTATAGTTCTTCACGTGTTCTCGCCACTCGACCTCGGTAAGGGCCTTCGACCAGAATCTGACGTTACTAACTCGACCAGAGAAATCAGTGGTCCTAGCTATGTTGTCCACGCTCATTGTGTCGTTTAAGAACAAGTAACCAATCGCGCCGTCTGGAATAGTGGAATCTCCACCGAGAGCCAACCAAGACCCCGAGGCGTTATAGGTCGCACTATAACTCTTGAAAAAATCTGTGGCGACGCCCATCACCGGTACGTCTTCTAAGAAGAAAGAAGACGTGGAATAGTACTCACTTATCTCTCCACCGAGCTGCGATGCTGCTCGCAAAAAATAAGAAGAAGAGACGAGGCTATCTATTTCGTCGTCTCTGTATCGTCCGAAAGAAACGTTCCATTTGTCGCCGTTGTAGACGTCTACGTCGGTCAGGCTCAAGTGCAACAACGGGGCCGATCCGTCCAATCCAGACCTGACGAATAAGTGCAGGCCGCCAGACGCTACGAGATTCAAAAGCAAGCCAGGCTGCGCAGTTGTCGCCGAACCCGTGGCGAGCATTCGAGCGAGAGACTGATATTCATATAGATTTTCTTTGACAGGAAACTTGTATATCGCCTCGTACGTCCACGAGCCCGACGTGAACAAGCCATCGCTTCGATTCGACGATACACCTTTGACGAACGGGCCTTGGGCGACGGGATAACCTGGTTCGACTCGAGAACCTGAAAGGTAGGCTGATTTGACCAGGTTGGTACCAGAAATTTTTGCCATCACGCCTGGTTCTATCTTCAGTTCTCGGGACGCTTCGAGCTGCTTCAAAGAAGGACCTCCGAACTCTCTAATCCTTAAAGAATTGTCGGGGTCTACGCCGATGGATCGCAGGAAAGACTTGACGCTGTGTTGTGTACCTTTGGACTTGATGATGTCAGGCATGTTAACCAATACGCGCCTGAGGAGTTGCGATTGAACTTCTTTGAGCGCGAGGTCGCTGACGCCGACTTGCGTAATGTCTTCAGCGTCGACGTATTGATTTAGGTTTGAACTGTTGAATAAGGGTGGTAGATAAAAGCCATAAGACTTTACAAAGTCGCTCAAAAAATTGTTTGGAATTGTTTCTTCGAGGTCGTACTTTACGGTCCTCAGGGTCTTGAACGCGTCGGCGAACATCTTCATTTCGTCGAAAAATTTGGCCCAGATATACAAGAATGTCAAGAGAATCTGCGTCGAGCCTAACTTACCCTGACCTGGTATTCCACCGTCTTCGCCATAAGCGTCGCCGATTGAACCGTCTATCTTTGCGTCTGCGAAGCCTTCCTCGGCGGCTCCTTCTCGTAGATAATGCCGAGGAATTAATTTGGTGATTAAGTTGGGATTCTCGGTGTCGTACAAGCTAGCTGACTGTAGTAACTCCTCATTTAGACTGGTCACCGTAGTATCTAACGGAAAAAGAATCTTCTTAAATTCGCTTTTCTCGTTGGTCATCAAGCTAGTCAGATCATCGGTCGACGAACGACGCAGCGAAGCGGATCCATAGACGGTGTAGTTGTTGATCGTACCGTGCAACGAATTGCCAGAACTATCTAGCACGATAGAGTTAATCGTGTCGGCGACGACGGGAGAATAGGCTGACGGTGGTTCATTGAAGCGATAATACAACTTCAACGAATCGTTAGTATAGATTCCTTTGGAAGCGTAAAGTTGTTGTTGCTTGATCGATCGGTAAGCGTGGAAAAATCTAAATTCGTCAAGGCTTCCACTAAACGTCTGAGTCGGCGTCACCAACGCGCCCGTAACGTAAAAAGAAGATCCTGAACCGAGCAACAGATTTGGCCTCTGCGCAAAATCGCCAATTTCTTTTTGTTCGTTGCTAGAAGCTTTGAACTCCTCGTTGACGAAGAATTCCATGTAGTCGGGACCGGATTCACGATTCAGGGCGAGACAAATGTGATTGAATTGTCCCTTCATCAGCGTCGTTTGAACGTGATTGTAAACACCGCCAGATACGATGCTAAAAAATGCGCTGACTGTATTCCCGGAAGAAGGTTCTAGATGGAAAGTGAAACCTTCGGTTTTGTCGTCTGATTGCCTTTGAAAAACGACCTGTCTGCCGTTACTTTGATCCGGAACAAAAGCGTGAAACTCTATTGCAAACGACTTGCTGGACGGCGGGTTGAGGATCGACTCGCCCGTTTTATTCTTCGATATGTCTGGATATAGCCACCCCGCTACGTCTTTTATTGTGACGTACGTTCCTAAGTACGGTGAGGTTTCAGAAGCTTGTGTACCAGAAAAATGGAGTTGTCCACCGAAGGTAGGAAATTGGTCGAAGACCCACTTTTCGAAACCACTCAGGCCCTCTAAAAATCCTTCGACTTCTTTCTTGGTCCCGTCGAAAGGATATCCGTTAATGACCTGATCGAAGGCGACGTTAGTCTTGACTTCGGCGGACATAAAAAAAGTATGATTCTGAAACTTCGACCAGTCGACGTTCAACTGTTGCGTGCTCTTTATGCCATAGTTCAATGGTTCGTATTTGAAAGAAGACGTGCTCAGCTTATTCGTCTCTACTAGGTCCGAAAATGTTAATTGAACAGGCCTTGTCTCCGTCAAAGACGCCTTCAAAAACGAAGGAATGTATGGTTGTAGTTGAAACGTCATTGGGTTTTACTCAAGTATTCAGGATCCTGAATGGAGAAGATACGTTTAGGTATTTTTGCTGCACGCCATCAACCTCGATCATTATGTCGATCGCGTAGGCGTTTAAGCTCGTCAGCGCCGACGTGTTGATGTTAAAATACATTCCCTTTGAGTCGCTGCTCAACTTCGTCGAATTGTGAACCGCGTCGAACGGAATCTCATAAACGTCGGTTGCGATGTTCCGAATAGCGTAATGTACTTTTCTTAGAGACAAACCAGGTAATTCTACTGGCAATCGTTTGACTATTATTTGCGGGTCATTTTCGTCGAAAATATATACGCGCATCGTTACTTCTTCTTCTTCAGAATATTCTGAACTAATTCCTGTCGCATTAACCCTGTATCTTCTCGGGTTTAATCTATAAGATATTCTTTCAGGAGCTCGGGCGACAATGTTAGAACCAGTAATGTAAACCACGGTTTGATCTAAAGAAGTCCATATCGGTTTAAAAATCACAGAACCCGACAAGTCGAAGCTCGTCTTGATATTTTCGTTACTAAGAGGTAACGTTAAAGACGCCGAATAAATGCCCGTGCTAAAATTCGTTCCAAATTTGTGCTGTGAACCTGTAAAATATAAAGAATATTGGCCAGCGCCTGTAACTTCAGACTGTAACTCCAACAATATGCTGTTAGAACCAGTTACGCTTGTTGAACCCGACAATAAATTAGCTAATTGTCCATGTACATAGTTGTATAAAAATAGACTTGAAGAAACTGGTGAATCGAGATAAAGATTCGACGTATCATCTAAAATAGAATCGTCGAACTTGACGATAATCTTAGGGCGTTTACTTTCATCGTAAGCATGACGGCTTGCAAATCGTTTTACGAAATATGTTTTTGTATCAGCTTCTATAGCAGAAGAAAACGACAATCTAAAACCTTGATCAGGCAAATCTCCTTTTATCGTCGCAGAGATTATATTAGTAACATCAACCAACAAGTCCTCGGTTCCTTTAACAAATGTTTGTGATACTTTCGTATTAGCTATCGTAATAGAGCTAGTGATATAATCTCCAGAACCCGTTGAAAAACATTCCGAGGCGCAGCCTTCAGATGCCCATAGAGCATCGCTGGACGCTGATAGAAAATTACATTTATCTTCGTCTGAATAGTAGGCGACGTCTTTTCCGATACCTTCTGACCATGATGCTGACATCGGAAACACGTCGATCGTAAAATTACTAGGCGTAGGTTGCCCACCGTATACATCTTTCAAACTAATAAAACACTTAAAACTATTATGACTTAAATCTAATTTTCCTTCTTCGAACAGCTCTTGTAGTGGGTCTAAATCAAAGTGTATTAACGTTCTACTCAATTCGGTCTTTGGAATTTTATTGCTACCTGATGTTACGATTGTAACACCATATAGCTTGAACAAGTCTAAAGACCCGGCGAGACCAACGTTACCTGACACAGCCGGCTTACCGTCTATGTACTTATTAGTAATATAAGTGTCTTTGTCGGCTTTTAGTACTCTAAACATCACGTCACCACTTTAGCGATGATATCGACATCCGGGTATCTGATTTCGAAGATTCCGCCCGCAGGAGGGAATATTAACTGTCGGCGCGTATACGACTTAATATCGTGAGTCGAATCGCTGTAGATGCGATTGTTGATTATACCAGAAGCGTTAGTAAACTGTGCATTGTCTACGGCGATGACACCTCGCACGCTATAGATCGTGTTCACGACCTCCGAAATAACTATCGGCTGGTTGATGTGCATCTTCTGTATGTTGAATTTGTCCTGCAACTTGGAAAGTATCTCTGCGAGGAGCGTCGTCCTGTTTAGAGATGGATCTAGCACAACCGCGAATTTCAACTGTAGGTTGATGACTGTCGCGTCGAGTATGTCAATCGCGTCAGAAATCATTCTGTAAGAATTCAAATATTTCTTCAAGTTCAACTTAAGACTGTCTGGCGACGGGATCAGGCGTTTGTCCGCGTCTCTAGAGATTATGTAGACTTGCGTCGAGAGGGGGTTGTTAATGTTTGGCATGATGGCCGTCCTAAACACCCTACCAAGATTGGACGGCATGGTATAGATTCGAGCCAACAAGTCTTCTTTGGTCACAATTCTTTCTTGCGAATTTTTTATCGTTGGAATTAAGGCGACGAGCTCGTCGATCGTTAATGCGTCTTCGCCGCCAGAGCCTTGCGTCAAATTAGTGACCTCTAGGGTGCTTCTAACCGCGGCCGACTGGTCCACTGATGGATTTTTTGGAAACTCTATCTGCAAGCTTAGCGTAGAATTGACGGAGTTGGGCGAAACGTTGTGAGACAAACCACCCCCGTAACGATAGATCACGGAAAGCGTGGTGTTCGCTGCGGCGACCCCAAGTGTATTTGTCGTTAGCAATTTTTCAGGATTGACGGGGACCCTGGACGTCGTTTTTGTATACGGCGTCGCCATCGCGAACTCCGAAGGATCAGGAATAATATCGTCGTCGAGGGTATCGGCGTTTCCTCCGCCGAACGTCAACGTCGTATCTCTACCGATTAATGAAGTTGATTTGATAAACCTATATGGCGCAGGAATTACGCGAAGGGCATCCTTGACCAGGTTGTTGTCACCTGTCGTGTTCAAGACATTTCTATAAACCACGTCGTGAGTCAGAGCTCCGACTTCGTAGTAAGTGTTTCCGTTGGTGTCAAAAATGCTGATTACTTCAGTCACGTTTGATTGTCCCAGCGTCAGACTTCTAAACGGCGTAAAGGCGCCTATAGAAAAAGTTTCTGTAGTAACCTTTCCAGAAACGCATTGACCAGACAGAGACAACAAATAAGTTGCGACAGTACCGTCGGCCTTAACCCTTCCTATTCTTTTCTCGGTCTTCGGATTCAAGACGTAATTACCATCATTGTTTGGATCAATAAGGAATTCTATATCTTCTAACAAGGTAAACGTGATGCTGTTGTCTGACAAGAAGATTGTTTCTTCTTTGATGACTGGCAATAGTTCGACATTGGGCGTTTCATCGCCCGCCGTCGCGACGGGAACTTCGATATAGACGGTAACGTCGACGACGGCGGGAGCAGCGCCATTGATTGGAACGCTGGCATTTACTAGGGCTCTTTCCAGCGAAGACGGCTCAACTGCCGTGTCGTAATTCAACTCGTTGTACAAGTGGTCCAAATAGAACGACATGTTGTCGCCGACGTACGCTGCCATGTCCAAGAATAGGCCGCCCATAGACGCTTCGGAGAAATCTCTAATTTGATTAGGATAGTATTGTCTCGCATAGTCGAGTAACGTCGCGCGAAGCGAATCGAAGTCTCGAGCCAGATACGTCCTTTGTCTGACTTGCTTTAGTTGGTCTTTTGTGTCTGTAGCCATGTTAAATCACGTATAGCACTATTTGAATGCCCCTGTCGGTCACTTGAAGCGTAGGTATATTATAACTAATATTGATCTTTATTAGCGCTGTATTTAATTTTTGTGAGCGATCGACCTCCGACACAAAATTAACGGGCTCGACGAAGGGCATCCAGGTCGATATGGCTCGAGATATGCGGGCGAGGGCCTCGTCGTCGAAGCTGTCTTGCGAACTAAAGTTAACAGTCAACGGTTTCAGGTTAGCCCCAAAATCATATTGACCTAGGCGCTCACCCCAGTTAGTCAGCAATAGATTTTTTAAGTTGTCTGCTATCAACTCGACTAGGTCGAAGTGCATCTTGAAGGGACCTTCTTCGTTGGTAATTTCGAGGGGAGTTTTGATGCCGATCGGAATCAGCTTCTTGGTCCTGTCTACAGACTCTTCCTGAAAAGACTGTAGCTTCCTACCTACGCTTTTGAAACTTAAGGCGCCCATTCTACCCTAAATATGGTATCAAAAATTTTACCACTTTTTATTTGGATGCCACGGACTAAAGTTTCCCTGCATAATACGAAGACTCGACTTCGAATATTTCGTCAGAGTCGACTTTTATCCTTTTTGGTCGACCTCCCATCCCGTCGCTA